AATGGCGCGCGCCTCGGTCTTGTGCAGGCCGCCGAGCGGAAAGCGCGTGTGCGCGAGCTGCTCCTGCGTGAGCCAGGCGAGCACATAGCTCTGATCCTTTGTGGCGTCCACGGCCTTTTTGAGCGTGTAGCGCCCGTCCGGCAGCTGCTCGACGCGGGCATAGTGCCCGGTCGCCAGCACGTCGCACCCGAGCGCGCGGGCGCGTGTCTCCAGCAGGCCGAACTTCAGATACCGGTTGCAGTCCAGGCAGGGGTTCGGCGTCGCCCCGTGCTGATAGGCCGCGGCAAAGCGCGCCATGACCTGCTCACGGAACGCATCCTTATAATTAAAGACATAGTACGGCATGCCCAGCGCATAGGCCACGCGGCGGGCATCCTCCACATCGTCGAGCGTGCAGCAGGTGTGGCCGCGCGGCACGCCGGCGTCCTCGTTTTCATACAGCTTCATGGTCACGCCCATGCAGTCGTAACCCGCCTGCTGCATCAGGTATGCCGCCACGCTCGAATCCACGCCGCCGCTCATGGCGATCATCGCCTGCGGGCGGCCGCTCTTTTCCGTCTGCATCTGTGCACCTCGTTTTCCTCGGGTTTCTCTTTAGATTATACCGCACAGCCACGGCTTGTCAACGCAAGACACCCCGCCTGCGCACGGCAGGCGGGGGGGAAAGGCGGGATAAAGCCGTCAGGACTGCGGATCGTTCGGGATGTCGGTGAACGAGCCCTCGTAAATGCGCGGGCCGCCCTGCGCGCCGACGAGCCGGTTATAATAATTCGCGTTCGTGATGGCGCGGTACGGGTCGAGCCAGATGGACACGGGCGCGAACAGGGCGCTCAGCAGCATCCAGCCGAGGAAGCTCAGATCCAGCACAAACAGCTCCCACTTGTGGCCGCGCATGACCGCTGCGCTCTCGCGCAGGCACTGCCAGGCGGACTTCTCCGGGTGGTCGAGCAGCAGGTACAGTGCCTGCCGGTAGCGATAGGCCGCGATGATGCCCGGTACGACCAGCAGCAAGCTCCACAGAAACACGAACAGCCCCTGCAGGATCGCCAGCCACAGCACGCGGAAGAAGAGGCCGAACCCGTCAAAGAGGTTGCCGATCTCGGCCGTTTCATCCCGGCTGACGTGCAGCGAGAAGATCACAAAGCCGACGCTGACCATATAGTTCATGATCTCCAGCGCGACGACGAGCACGACCGCAACACCGGACACACTGTAATGTTCAAAGAAGCTGATGTATGCCTGCTCGACCGCGTCGGGGCCGAACTGCGCGGCGTTTGTCAGCGCCGTGGTCAGGCGGTCGCCGCCCATCAGGTACGACGAGAGCGTCGAGATGAGCAGCCCGAGGGCAAAGACGATCAATGCCGCGAGGATCGGACTCGGGCGGTAGCCGGCGGCGCGCCGGCGGGCGTCTGCTTTGAGGGCAACACGGTTCAAATCCATTTTGATCACAACTCCGTTCCCGGCATGGCCGGGTCTCATTTTTTCATCGGTATAGTATACCAGATACCGCCGGATTTGAACACCCGGAGCGGAAAAAATTCACGTTTTCGACACACGTTGCGATTTTTTCTGGCAGTTGCGGAAAATACGCTTGACAATCCGCACGCGAAATGCTATATTAAACAGGCTTTGAACGACAAAGCTTATGCGCGAGTGGTGGAATTGGCAGACTCGCTAGATTCAGGTTCTAGTGTCCACTCCGGACGTGCGGGTTCAAGTCCCGCCTCGCGCACCACACTTTGTAAAATCCCGTAGTCGTTGAAACTACGGGATTTTCTTTATTTATCAATGCTTTGCACCGTTTTTCACTTGCGCATTTTTTCTCCATAGCGGCAAAAAAACGCACGTGAAAAGCAGCTTTTAACCTATCATTTTACGACAATTTTACGACAACATTTGCGCGCTTTCACCGCCTCCGGTTTCCTTTGTCAAAACAGCCAGTTTTTTACCGTCTGAATAGTGCAAAACGCTGATTATTTGTGTGGGATATTGTCTTTTGTGATTTTCAGGAATAGAATACAAGCATCTTTTGTCAAATAACAGTGAAAGGCAGGGGCTATTGAATGGGGTTCAGATTTCGCAAAAGCGCAAAAATTGCGCCCGGTGTCAAGCTCAATTTCGGCAAAAAAAGCGTAGGTATGAGCATCGGCGGCAAATATGGCGGTGTTTCGTTTAATTCCAAAACCGGCGCAAGGGTCAGGGCATCCGCTCCGGGCACGGGGTTATCCTATTCAACTAAGATTTCTGGAAGCGGAAAAAAGTGTGCAAAAAGCAGCAGCAAGCCGGTTACTAATAGCAGACCTATTTGCTTGCGGTGGTGGTACATAGCGTTAATTGTCCTTTTCGCAATTGGCGGTTTAGGTAATATTGGTACAAGTATAGGCGCAGCTATATTCGGCATTGCTGTTGCCGCAATCATGGGGCTGTTTACGCTGAAAGCAGCGAAACCAGCTCCGAGTAATGGCAATAGCGCTGAAAAAGACACCACATCCGAGCAGACACAAGAATAGGCATAAAAAAAGAAGGCAAGGGTTTACCCCTTGCCTTCTACTCGTTCCAAATCATCTATGCGGTGATTTGCTACTTTGATTTTTTCTTTGATGATTTCCTGTTCTTCTTCAATGTGGTATGTGCGCTCCACAAGGCTATTATGCTTGTTCACACGCTCTTCCAAACGCTCTAAGCGATATGCAAGCAGTGCCTTTGTCTTGTTATTGCTTAGATACGCACCGGTAAGCGTCCCGATCAGAGCCAATAAGGCTACAATGATAGTCGAGATATCAAAGCTCATGTGATTTACCTACCTCATTCTTTATTTGACTATTACTTATATTTACCAACAACATAATAGCTGATCTGTGGGCTATTAACCGTCGCATCGGATGCTCTCACGCACTGATACGCTGGGGCGTGCGTCAGCCGCGTACCTATGTCGTTTTCCGTGTTCGTGGCAAGCCAGATGTTGCCGCTCCCAACCGTTGGTGTCGCCGACACGACCGGGTTTGCAGTAAAGGCAAACGGGTACTCACGTGCCGCCTTATTGGCCGCGAGGCCCATCCACGATGCGGTATACAGTGCGCCCCATGTCTGCGATGTCATTGTCAGCGTGGGTGCGTCGAACGTCGCCCACATTTCGGCAATGCCAGACGCCCATTTGCGCCACCGCCACTTGCCGGTGTCGCCCTGCTCGATGATGTAGTCCGTACCACCTAAGGCGACACCGCTACCGCCGATTTGCCCACTACTTGATGTTCCGGCCTTGCCAGTCGCGGTCTCGTAAGACACGGACATATAGTCATTTCGGATGCTTACGATTTTTTTGGTAATAGGTACGGAAACGGAAATGCCGGTGACGGTATCAACCGCGCCGACCACATCCCCGACATCAAAGGCATATCCCGCTTCGTTCAAGCTGACTGATAAATTGTCTTGATTTTGCAGCTCTGCCAATCTGGACGCACCAGCTTCAATCAGCTTTTGCGCACTTTCCGCGCTCTGGTAGTCATATACCGCTGCATATTCATCCGCGCCTGTCAGCGTCTGCGTTTGGCTTATGCTGCCGCTTGCATCGGCGTATAGATGCACAACCGTTCTGTCTTTCAGTTCACCTTGACCCAAGCAAATCAGATGATTGATTTTCTTTGATGTTTTTTTGACTTGGAAGGACATTGCATCAGACGAAACGGAACCGTCTTTTGTATGATCGGCGATAGGCGCGGCAGACAAAATTATCTTTTCCCCGTCAAACGACAAAACTAGTTTTCCGCCCACGGATTTCAGCATTTGCATGATTCCGTCATAGCCGGTGACATATCGCGGCATTTTATAGTTGCTGATTTCAAGACCTGAAGCATAGATATTAACAGTGAAGATTGATGTTAAACCCATCCTTGTAATCAGCGAATCAAGGACACCGTTTGCTTCGTTGTTTAACGTTAAGTAGTCCTGACCTGCGTCGGGACAAATCACCTTGGAATTAAGAATTCCGTGCCATGTCCTACCGGTATATGTCACTTCTCCGGTTTGGGTGTCAGAAGTTACCGCATCAATTACGCCGCCATACTCTGTACCGATAATGTACACATAGTACCCGGCTTCGCAGCAATGATTATTTGCGTCAACCTTTATCTCAAAATCGTTTTCATCCGAACCGAATGCAAGATCCAGATCATACGCTTTCATTACGCCAATAGCTTGCATTGACGAATTTGTATAGATCAAATCCATTTCGGTTCGCTCCTTTCATCGTAAAGGATTAACGACCACTGGAAAGATTCACTTCTGCCTATTGTGCTATTACCGCTTGGAATTTTCTTGAAAGTATCATCTACCAACACGCCTTTTATTACGCCGCCTACCATTGTACCGGCTGAACCGCTTATATAAGAAACATAGCGTTCGCTAAAAGCATTATTCTTTTTGCCATTTTTAAGTATGTAAATTTCTTTCGTAATCGAATCAATAACCAACTGCGTGTTAGCTTCAAGCCCGTAACTAAGGCCATGAATTGCGCCACCAATAGATATCGTTGTTTCGGTTGTTGATCCGAAGATTGTAAGACGGAAATTCGCTTCGTGATCCAATGGATTGATTATGCCTGTAAGTTCATTGGTAGTGGAATCGCGCACATACGTTGCTTCCACTTCCTTGACCCAAAACGGTTCATCAGATAGCAGTTCCAACGAAACCAGCATCGTTTTCATAGACTCCAAGTACTTAGACTTCGATGACGCTGTTACATAGCACTTCAGATAGTACCCGTTGACGAAAATTTTACCCGGCTGTTTTGCAAGGACATCTTTTTCAAAGCATTCGACCAAATCGTTCCGCTTTTGAATTCCGGCAGCTTCTGTCGCACACGCAATCGCAAGATCAATTTTTTTGCTGATAACGTCACGCTTGAAGGATGTGATTTTCCCTCCGCGCTCGGTGTAATTCCACGCATAATCATGAAGATCGGATGATTTCACATAGATGCCGTTTTCGGAAAAGTTAATTTCCTCGCCCAAATGATTCTGATATTTTACTGTTTCAAGCATTACGTAACACCCCTAACAAGACGACCAAATTCACGGCTGTTGATGTTGATCGTCTGCGAAGATTTCAGGCAGTCAAGAATCTGTCGCAGAAGATAATCTGTTTCTTCGCTGTTTCGCAGCGTCTGAGCTTCCCGTTTCGGGACAACCATTTCGCCCTTGTGCAGCTCGGCGATGTAGCCATCAAAAGGCACATAGTCAAGACCGGACGCATGGGAACCGTTAACACCTGCAAGTGCACCTTTGGCGCTGCCATTTACGCTAACATTAGCTGACAAGCCGCCGAACAGTCCATTCCAAAGCCCCTTAAACCATCCGGTTAGCTTCCCCCATGCTCCGGCGATGCCGTCAATGATGGAATCAACCACTTTCGCGCCAGCATTAACAATTTCACCAAGGCTGTTTGCAATGCCCTCCGCGATTTTTCCCACAAGCTTTAGGCCAGCGGCAAGAAGATTCGGCGCATTACTAATCAGCGCCATTAGCAGCCCCGTCACAAGATCGGCCGCAGCAGCAATAAGTTTAGGGATAGCGTCAATAAGCCCGGAAACGATGGTCACGACAAGCGTTATCGCTGTTTCAACAAGGCTTTCTGGGTCAGATGATATTGATTCGATCAAGGTAATGACCATATCAATGCCGTATTGGATGATTTGCGGGAGCATCTGCACAAGCCCTTGCAGGATAGCGCCAACCATCGAAATACCGGACTGCACAAGATTCGGCAGAACGGTTGTTACAAGTCCCGGTATTGCCGCAGCAACAACAGGCGCAAGCCTTTCAGCAAGCGAACCGATTCCCGTGATGATTTTCCCAAGTCTCGGCAGAATGTTTTCCGCTGCCGTGCCTGTGCTTTCGACAAAATTGTTAATCAGCTTGTCCAAATCCTGCGAATCATCGCCGATGCCAGTAAGCAAATTTGCCCATGCAGATTTCATCGCGGAAAGGCTTCCCTGAATCGTGGTTGATGCTTCCTTCGCCGTAGTTCCAGTGATGCCCATTTCCGTCTGCACATCGTGGATTGCGCTGACAATATCGGAATAGCTGTCAATGCTGTAATTTGTAAGATTGCCCTGCGCAGCATTCAAGGCATTTGCATCGTCAATAAGGCGCTGCATTTCTTCCTTTGTGCCGCCATAGCCAAGCTTCAAGTTATCCAGCATTGTGTAATTCTGCTTTGCAAAACCTTGATAAGCGTTCTGGATGTCACCCATTGCAGTGCCCATCTTGTTTGCATTATCAGCCATATCCGTGACTGCAAGATCAGCTTGCTTCGCCGCTGCTTCAGTGTCACCGCCCAAAGACTGTAACAGCGAAGCAGAAAACGAAGTAACAGTTTCCATGTAGTCATTGGCTGACAGATCGGCAGTCTGATAGGCGTTGTTTGCGTACTGCTTGACAACATCAGCGCTGTCCTTGAATAACGTTTCAACGCCGCCGGCAAGCTGTTCATACTCGGCATATTCTTCAAGCGATTTTTTCGTCAATGCTCCGACAGCCGTTGCAGCAGCGCCAATAGCAGCAGCGCCAATTTTTGCAGCCGCACCAAGACCTTTTCCGATCTTACTGGATAGTTTTTCGGCTTTGCTGGAAGATTCGTCAATATCGCCGTTGAATTGGTCTTTGCCTTTCAAGGCAATAGTCCCGAAAATCTTAAACAATTCCAATGGTTATCAGCCCCTTTCCCATTGGTTTGATATTAAAAAAAGGCCATCAAAATGA